ATCTTAACTACTAAAAGCGAGTGTTCCAGCTGCTCCAGTGCCTTTTAGGACACCGTTAACTTTAACAAGCCATTCACCAGAATTTTGACAATAAAACATAAATGAACTTCCTACTTGTCCCCAACCACCATTAGTAGCTGCTGGAGTTATAGTAAGAATAGTATCTCCTGCAACAGAACAATCCTGTTGAGCTGGAATACCAGTTCCAATATGAACTTCTTGGTAAGGTTCGTAAGTGTCAGCGCCTGCTGCAGTAATCGTCATTGCGTTAGCTGCATCTGCGTCTCCAGTTTGCGTCCAAGCAACAAATACACCTGGCTCTGCAGCTGGTAATACTATTGCTGAAGTTGCATCTGAAGTCCAAGCTGATACATACTCATAATTTTTTATTAGAGTAATACCAGCATCTACAGTTGCATCATTAACGGACAAAGACGTTATTTCACCACTGCGAACTAGGTTTTGATATCTTCCGCTAGCGAACGCAATGTCCTTAGCATTGACAACAAAATCGAATTTTCCAAAATTTCCACTATTACTATTTAGTTTATCGTTTTGCATTATTCATACCTCCTTACGCTGATTCTACTTCGTAAAGTGCGTGGCACTCTGGAAGTGTTATTTCAAGACCAGCCTCAGTAACAATCATATCCTTACGTAAATCCTCATCAGAGTTTTGTACGTTAGAAATAATATGAGTATCACGATTGAGACCATTTCCAACTAATGGACGATAATGACATTTACTCATATCAGCCATTAGCATCATTCCAGAAGCCTGACCTCTGAATAATGGTTCTTTGACTAAGTGCATTGTTCCGTGAACAGTATCAATAGTCATGATCTTATGACCAAACTGACCCTGTCTTTCTTCAAAATTAAGACGACTAGGAGAGTATTGATAACCTAGAGAAGCATCCATAAAAGCTCCATCGCCTAATTTGTTAAAGAATGTGATAACTGGAAGAGAAGCTAACACTAGCCTATCTCCAGAGCCACCACGTGCTGGATCAAATATAACTTCTAAGTCGCCTAATAGACGATCGTAAGTTAATTCAGATTGAGCAACACTACGATAGTAAGGCGCTCCACTTGAATATGAAAAAGCACTGTTATCGGTAGTTGGGTTAGCATTTTTTACAATATGCCCAACAAGACCTTCTGTGTACTGAACACCACCAACTCTTGCTTTCTGTCCAAACAACATTGCACGTTCAATATCAACTTTATGTTCACGAAGTTTAGTCGCCCAAATGCGTTCAAATTCGTTTGCATAACCGCGATAGCGAGTTGCAATTGCTGTGTTAGAAAGTTCACAAGCAGTTTTAAAGATTTGAGTATAACCATAGTCATCCTCAATTTCACCTGACCAAACGTCTGGTGATGCAGATCCTTCAGCAAATGCTGTACCAATCACTTGGCAATCATCATTGTCTTGAATAACATTATAACCAGAAACGTTTGCATTAGAAACGTCAATAATTTTACCAGTAAATGAACTTTCGTTACCATCATCTGTTACTGCACTTTCAACTCTTACTAGAGTTTGAGCGTAGCCAGATGTTTCAGCGCCAGTAGTTGTATTCACGGCAAAGACCATTCCTTTTATTAACCAGTCAACAGATGCACCGTCAGCATCAACTGTAAAAGCATAAGAGCTTCCAGCGGATACAGCACTACCACCATTAACATGACCAGCTAAGTCAATTTTAAAATTACGACTAGTCCAATCAATCTTAGAACGATTTTCTAAGAAACGAAAGACAGAATCATCTGTAGGGTTTTTTGCAACCTGAGACAAATATACGAAGAATGGTGATTCTTCAGGAGCCAATTCAGCAACTCGATCACTAAAATCGTATAACCGTCTTCTATCAGGAGCTTGACCTACACCTGCGCTAGTTGCAGCAGCCGTAATATTACTAGAGAGTTTAGTTCCCTGTGTAATAGCCATTTAATAACCTCCGTTATTTTTTATTTTAAAGTAATCTTCCTGCGTTGCCAGCCTTTAAAATTCTATCCCACGAAACATCTAACTCGCTTTTTACCTTAGGATCTCCTCCTTGTAAAACGCCAGCAGACATAGGGACTGATTGAGTCTCTGTCACAGCTTGTAAATTTTCAGATGGTTGAGCATTAACACCTTTGTTATAATGCTGTCTATAAACATTGATTAATAATTCAACTGGCAATTGATCTCTTGGAGTCATTGCGAAGTTAATAAATTCATCAATTTCATTATCATCTGCCATACCATACTTAGATTTTAACTCACCTTTTAAATTTTGCATAGCAACTTGACTTTGGATACCAGCCATCTGTTCAGAGACTGCTTCGTTAACCAAAGCCTTTTCCTTCTCTACTCGTAACTTGTACGAAGGAGAGTCGGTTTTATAATAGGCTTCCCACGGGTCAAATGAGGCTTCGTCAACAGTATTATCTGTAGGCGAACTCGATGTATCACCACTAACAGGCTTATTTTGTAATTTATCTTGAAGAGCTTGAACTACATCTGGTCTAGATTCTAGAACCTGCTGTAACTGCTTTAAAGGCTCAAGAGATTCAACTTGCTTTTCAAGCGAAGCGTAATCTGCTTTTTGCTTATCATACATAGACTGAAACTTTCTAGTCTCTTGTTCCCAATCAGTTCCGTAATCAACTTGAGATTCGTCACCTTCAGCTACAATTTCAGTTGGTTTTTTATGACCTTGTTCATCGACTTCTTCTTTTACGTCTTGAGGACTTTCATCACTAACCATCTCTACGTCTGGCATCGATATTGACATCCCTTCATTATCTCTAGCCAGCCTATCCTCATAAGTCTGTTCTGTGCTTTGTGTTGCTTGGTCTTCCATATTTCCTTTCCGAATCTTCTTACTCCTTTATAAACCATACCTTTCGATATTTTCCAGGTAAGACTTGACTCTAGTTTTGTTAACCTTCAACGCCTTCTTCGGCACCCACTATGCCTTCCTTAGTATTAGCGTACCTAGCTTGTAAATCAGCTTTATCGATTACATTTTCCATCCGATTCAGATTTTTTCGTTCTTTATCTTTTATTTGATTAAGAGCGGAATCAAGATTTGTCTTGAATTTCTGAGTGATAGTTTGTTTTCTAGCATTTACTGCTTCACGTTCTGACGTTTGCAAATCACCACTTAGTTTCTTAACCTGTTCTTCAAGTTGTTGTATGTAACCCTGCATCTGACTCATAGCACCTTTACGCTTTAATACACCTTCTTTGTCATAGATTTCTGATTTTTTCAGAACCTCGACATCGTCCACCAGACCCAACTTGTAAGCATCTAAATACATATTGTATTCAGCCATCTTATTAGACGGCAATGTTGAGCCTGATACTATTCTAATATCATGCTGACCTAAACTAATGTCATTATCAATTGTTTGTAACTCATTCGTCTTATCATCATAGAGCCTATTATTAATAGTAAACTCAGATATGTCATTATTAGGTTGCACGATTCTAAAAGTCTTTTTAAAGTTATAATGTCCTTTAGCAAAGTTATAAACTACTCTGCCAAGAATATCCAAACTTCCCTCTATATCCCTAAGTTTTGAGCGACCACGGCTTTCTCCCATCTCCTGTAAAAGATACGTTCCTCTAACTGTATCTGGAGCACCGCTTTTAAATCCCTGCATTAACTCGGATATACCAAAATTTAAATCTATATAAAACTCTACCCTCGATATCAATCCATAAAACTCAGAAGCCAAAGGTTGTGGAGCTGGATAATGAGGTTCTCCAAACTCTGGATTATATTCAATAACAGCATTAGGGTTAGCCCAGTCTCTCTCTAACTGACCTAAGTCGTCAACGCTTCCTTCTGGAACTAATAGCTTTAGACCAGCTGAGGCTTGCGCGTGGCTTAATGTCAAAGAGAATAATTTATTAATTAATCTCTGAGAATCTTTAACTTTAGTTACATCTGATTTTGGATATGGAGTATTAGTCCAAATGTTTGGGACTGGTATAATTGGATATGTATCCGTATTGAGAACTTGCTCATATAGTAAAACTTGTCCTACAGTTGCAACATGGTTGATCCTAGTCTGTAGAACCTCAACTGCCTCGATCAGTCCCGACTCGATTAAGTGTGAGTTTTCAGCCAATACTTTTTCGAAAGATTGTAAATCAACGATTTTTTCTTCTTGAGTTTCTTTATTAAATAATCTATAATAAGGAACCTTAATTTTAGAAAAGCGCTCAATCACTCTATATTTTTCATACCCTCCTCTATCATAATCCTTTACAACGTCTGGAGTAAATGATGAAGATGAATTTTTCTTTTTAGATGCTGGATAGTCTTCTTCGTCTGTAGAACTATCAATGCTATCTATAATTTCTTCAAGCTTGGGATATAATCCTAGCAATTGATCTTTTGTTAATATTGTGGAAAGAAGCATTGAAGATGCATCTGCATAGTATCTATCTCTAGATGCAGGATCAACATATACTCTAAAAGGATTTACGCTTGTTACTTTTACATCACCTCTACCGAAGTCTGACTCCGTATCTACATATACATAAAAATAACCCAAACCAGAAACAGAGTAGTCATGAACCACTTGCTTAAAGTGAGTGTTACAATCTGAGATGTCCCAGACATATTCTAATATTGTTCTCCAAACATTTGAAAGCTTGTAGTCAGAATCTTCTCTGGCTACTGCTGAAAACTTAGGATTTCTAGATGTTAATAATGATTTTAACTTATCGACCGCAGCATATACCCTGTCAATAATAAAATCACCTTGTCCAACGGATTGCAAAACCTCAGATTCTTCTGTTGAATAATGATTGCCAAGTGAAAAATCAATGGCATCCCTAGCTTCAACTTCCCAATTCGATCTTGCATCCCTCCACCTTCTCCACAGTTCTCTGTTTTTTTGAGCTTCATCGTGCTCGGCAAAAGTTTCTACGTAATTAATGGTAGGCTCCTTAGATATCTATGCTATATAATAT